GGTGTTAATTATGGTGATGGTGGAGGCGGTAATGGTGGTTTAGCTTTTCAAGGTGTAATTATTTTAAAATTTAGTGAATTATATATAACAAGATTTTTAGATCATACTAATTGGCAAAAATTATTTAATATAAATATTGGTTCTGGTTTATCAATCGATACCATAAATAATAATCTATTATCATCTGTTTGGAGTAAAACAGGAAATAATATTTGGAATAATAATCAGGCAAATGTAGGTATAGGTATAACAACCCCTTTATATAAATTAGATGTTGCGAGTGGTTCTGGTGAAACTGGTGGAATTTCTCAAAGATTTTTTAGTGAAGCCAAAGATTTGACACTTTCAAATATCAATAATACAAATATTTGCGCTCGTTTTGGTTCTTCTATCTGGTGTCAATCAGAAATTATTTCAAGTTCAGATATTCGTATTAAGACTAATATTAAACATATTGAAAGTTCAAATGCTTTAAATAGAATTCTTGCAATTAATCCAAAGACTTATGATTATATAGATACCAGTTTAAATTATAAGAAAGATTATCATAATTATGGATTTATTGCACAAGAAGTTAATGAAGTAATCCCTGAAACAGTTTCAAAAGTAAGTAATTATATACCAAATATTTATCAATATGCAACTGTTATTAGTTCAAATGAATTATTATTATCATTAACTTCAAATTTGACATCTGATATTATCATTAATGATAATAATAATGATAATAATATCCGTATAATAACTAATGAAAATAGAGAAGAAATTTATAAAATTTTGGGTATTAAAAATAATTTGATAACTATAGACGGAATTTTAAATAATGAAATTAATTCAAAGGTCTTTATATATGGCACTAAAGTTAATGATTTTCAAACAATTTCAAAAGATTCCATATTTACCTTAAATATCTCTGCTACGCAAGAATTATATAAAATAATTATGAAACAACAGGATGAAATAGAATATTTAAAATCCTTACTTATTAAATAACGATGATTTATATTATTTCTGGAATATTGGCAGCGATTGCTTATAGTAGTGATAGTATATTTGGTAAGATTGCTTTAGAAGGTATGCCATTAAATATCTATTTTATCATAGTTGCGTTTATTTATATGATAGTTGGTATAATTCTAACAATCATTCATAAAAATAAAGTAATCGAATATTTTACAAATAGCAATAATTATTATTATCTTAAATATGCGATTGTGGCAGTTATTATTGGAACAATTGCGGGTGATTATTTAATGTTTTATACAATTGAAAAATCATCAAAGGCAAATTTACCAATAGCAATTGCTTTAATTCATTTAGCACCAATATTTTCATTATTTTTAGTTTATTTATGGTTTAAAAAACGATTAAATTATAAATCAATTATAGGAATTATTATGGTATTTATTGGAACTTTAATAGCAATTTATTTTAGTCATTAACAGTCATTTATATTATTTTTATTAATTATAATTAGAATAAATGAAAAATTGTAAGAAACCTACTTGTCAGTATTCTGAGAAAAAGGGGGAATGTGTAAAACCAAATCCTTATATTGAATATATAGCTTATTGTAAAAATAATGGCAGTGATTTTAAAACTTGTAAGGGCAATTATTATAAAGAAATGAGCACAATTGATAATAAAGCGTGCGATTATTATCGAACTAATTTAAAAACTAAAATGGCTGTTGAAAAGCCTGCAGTTAAAAAAGTAAAAAATTGTAGAAAACCGACTTGTCAATATTCTGAAAAAACAGATGAGTGTATAGAACCAAATCCATTTGTTGAATTTACAAAACATTGTATGAAAGATGGCACTGATTTTAGAAAATGTAAGGGCATTTATTCTAAAGATATGAGCACTTATGATAAAAAGGCGTGTGATTATTATCGAACTAATTTAAAAACTGAAATGGCGGTTAAAAAAGAAAAAGAAGTTCAAGAAGTTAAAAATCCTAATTTAAATACTTGTCCTAAACCTCGCCGACCTGTAAATGGAGTTTGTAATGATACTTATCCAGAATTAAAATTAAATAATTATAATGTTGAATGTTGTTATAAAAATTTAAAAGCTGTTAAAAAACTTCCATCAAAACCTAAACAACCTGAAGATGAAGGTAAAAATAAATTAGTTTATAATAAAAAAACTGGTATGTATGAAAAACCTAATAAAACAAAAAAAGTTGAAAGTGAATCTGAAGAGGAAGAAGAAGTAATAGTTCCTAAATCTTCTTCGCGTAAAAGTTTGCATAGTTATAGTGAATCATCTGATGAAGAGGAAGAAGAAGTAATAGTTCCTAAATCTTCTTCGCGTAAAAGTTTGCATAGTTATAGTGAATCTTCTGATGAAGAAGAAGAAATAGTTCCTAAATATCCTTCACCTAAAAAAGGAAAAGCCAAAGCTGAAGCTCAAAAGAAAGCCCTTGCAAAAGCTAAGGCAGAAGCTGAAGCTCAAAAGAAAGCAAAAGCCAAAGCAGAAGCTGAAGCTCAAAAGAAAGCAAAAGCCAAAACAGAAGCTGAAGCGGAAAAGAAAGCACTTGCTAAAGCTAAGGCAGAAGCTGAAGCTCAAAAGAAAGCACTTGCTAAAGCTAAGGCGGAGGCAAAAGCCAAAGCAGAGGCTCAAAAGAAAGCGGAAGCTAAAAAAGCCAAAGCTAAAAAGACACCTGTTAAAAAGGGTAAAAAATTAATAATTGGAAAAGTCACAAAAACACCTGTTAAACCAATCAGAAGGGAAAGAGATGAAAAAAGCGACGACGAAAGTTTTATATCAGCTACCAGAAGTTTATCAAATCATAGATCACCTGCTAAAGTAATCAAAAGTAGAAGTAGAAGCAGAAGTGAAAGCGATAAAGAAAGTTTTAAATCTGCTGTAAGAAGTTTATCTAAAGATGATATTTTCCCAGTAGTTGAAAATCAAAGAAAAAAATTACCCGCAAAATTAAAAGTAAAACATCGTGTTATTAAAGAAAAAAAACCGTATGTATATGATCCAGAAAAATATAAGGATGATTATAATAAATTTATAAAAGCAACAATGAGATCATATTGGGAAGCTGTTTTAGAACGTCAAGAAAAAGAAAGATTAAGACAAGGAAAAATAGTTAAAAAGACAAGTCTTCCACTTGTCGGTAATAAAAAGACTTATACTTTACCGGAAAGAAAAGTTAAATCTTTTAATGATCTTAAACCAATATTAAATCCTAATTGGTTTATGCCAAAATTCCCTGAAGGTGAATTTGAAAAAATAATTAATCATTATGAAAAGAAATTATTAGAAAAAGTCAAACAATTTGTTGATGATAAAAAGACAGAAAAAGCATTTCCACAAAAACCAACAAAAGGTGACATCCCTAAAAGAAAATATTTTATGGATGAATATATTTTTGGTCTTGATGAAAAATGGCAACAAAAATATGAAAAAGAACAAATGGCCAAATTACAAAAGAAATATGAAGAAGATGTTAAAGCTTTATTATTTGATATGGTTGCTGAAATAAAAGTAAAAGCCAAAAAAGAAGACGTTTTCGCATCTCCTGAAGGATCATTTAAATCTTTACCAAAAACCCCATCAGCTAAGAGAAGTAATAAATCTTCAAATGAATCATTTTATGTATCCAATCAAACTCCTCCAAAATCATCTTCTGATGAATTCTTTGATATAGAAGAAGAAAAAGAATCACCTAAAAAACCAGTAAAAACTGGTTGGTTTAATCTTGGATGGTTCCAAAAAGCTAAGCACGCGAAGAAACAAACACCAAGAAAACCATTAGCAAAGAAACCATCACCAAAAAGTTCAAGTCAAGAAACATCATCAGATAGTTATACACCTTTCTGGAAATATTAAAAAAATCAAGATTTATAATAGAATATGTTAAAAAAATCAAGTTTTAAAGATTTAACAAAAAATGTTAATGAAATTAATATTGGTGATTATTATAATAGACTTATTTATTATAAAAAAGCTGCCAAGAATTTAAAGAAAATTGATAAAAATCAATGTTTGGTTCCGGCACATAAAGATAAAGATGAACAAGTAATTGAATATACGATTGATAATGATAAATTAACACTTATAAAACAAATTGGAAGTAAAAGTAAATATGGTGTTGTTTATCACACAATTGAAAATAAATCACTTTATAGTTTTGCGGTTAAGTTAATGCCACATAATTATAGTAATAAAATTGAAGTAAGACTAACTGAACTTTTATCTGAGAAAGCGCGAAAAGATATTAATCCGCATTTTCTATTAACTTATAAGGCATTTTATTGTAATAATGATTTGGAATTAAAAACTGAATTGCCTTTATTAATTAAAGACAATGATTATATAATAATGGTCAATGAACTTGTCAGTGGTAATTTAAAGGATTTGATATTCAGCGCAACTAATAATCCAGAGTTATTATTGAATTGTGTTCAACAAATTTTATTGTCCATCTTAGCATTTCATCATTTTACTGATGGTTTATATCATCACGATTGCCATTATAAAAACTTCTTATTTCATCGCATAGAAGCTGGTGGTTATTTCCATTATAAAATTTATGATAGAGATATTTATATTGAAAACAAGGGGTTTTTATGGATGATTTGGGATTTTGGATTAGTCGGATATAAACCAGAACATCGAGAACGCAGATTAAATGATTATTTTAGAATTTGTGGAATTATTCATCAAGAAGTTAAAGATGATATATATACAGATGTAAAAGAGAAGTTATATGAGATATATAAATTTAATAAATATTATATGACTTATTTTGGGAATTCAGATGTCTTATTTTTTAATAATTTATTATTTAATATAGACGGTTTATTTCAATTTACAATTCCTGAAGGTAGCAAAATAGTTAATAAAAAACCGTATATAATTAAATAGATTATTATATTTTTATTTTATTTAATAGTAAATATTAAAAATATTATTATTATGAGTGCAAATGTTAATTCATATAGTTTTAATAAAATTATTCCGTCTGGTAATACAAACATTTTAACATATGATGATATTAAAACGCGAACATTTGATTCAATTCGCATCGGTACCTATTGTGGAAAAAAATTAAATGCTTTCAATAATATTTTTATTGGTAAAGAAGCAGGATTGAATTCATTTGAAGTTGAAAATTCAATTCTTCTTGGGGCTACTGCGGGTGCCAATTTAATTAATGGTAATAAAAATATTATTATTGGTTATAATTATTGTGGTGATACCACAAGTAATTTAATTAATATTGGTGATAATTATACATCATCTACATCAACTACTATTGGTTATTATAATGAAAATATTGGAGTGAGTAATATAATTACCGGTTATTATAGCAGTAATTTAGGTAATAATTTATATACAATCGGAAATAATCTTATTATTAAATCAGCGTCTGTTTTTTATCATAATGGTCTCATTGACCCTGATTTAAAGAATTTGACTTATTCAATTGATACTTATTCTGGTATTTATTCAAATATTTATAATTCTGTGAATAATGACAATTATTTTATCAAAACTTCAAATATTATTATTCAAAAAAAAGAATTAATTAATGATTTTATTATTCCCTTTTTAAAAAAAACAAATTCCTTTATATACCAAGGAAGATCTTTTTTAATTATTAATGATATTAGTATATATAAAGAACAATTTAATTTAACACAAACTAATTTCAATTATACTTCAAATGTTTTATTAACTGAATCTTATAATTTAATTAATAATGGAGCTTCTGTTGTAACTATTCCAAATTCAATTATAAGACGTATAGCACCCCCACAATTAAATATAATAACTAAAACTTATTCATTTAATGATTTTGATGGTATTATCTTAAATCCGAATCAGTATGTTATTAAATATTTAGTGACGACTCCGCCAATTTATGGTCAATTTAAAACAAATCTTGTTACTAATTTGAATATTGACAGAAATAATCTTATTTATATTGCAAACAATAATAATTTTAATATTATCAGTGATACTTGTGGTATTACTCCTTTATTATTTCTTATTGATAATCAAGAAATAATTATTGCTGGTTCTGAGGTTCAATTTACTTTTAATAGAAATTTTGAAAATATTGGTGTAATTCCCGATATTCCTGTTAATTTAAATTATTCAAAAGAAATTGATGTAGAATCAGTGATTATTAATAAAGATATTATTGCTTTTGATTTCATTTATTTGAAATCTATGATTATTGATAACTTAATTATTAATCCTTCATTGGTAAATACCTCTAATATCTTCATTAATTTTACCCAAAATCCCTTAAATGGATTTATTAGTGATTTAAATAGAAATCCGGTTAGTTCTGTTAATTATCATAATTTAAATAATTTGATTTATCAAAATTATAATAATAAGTCAGGTATTGATTCATTTAAATTTAATTATTCTTATGGTTATTATTTTGCTAATAAAAATGAGATTACTGTTAATTTGAATATCATCAATGAAAATCAAATTGTTTTTAAAGATCAATTCATATATGATGGATTTTCACTTAAAAATAATATTATTAGTTCAACTCTCCCTACTTATATCATAAATTATTCAAGTAGTTCTAATATAACACCAATAAATGATTATTATTTGACACATAAAAGAAAATTAGAGACATCGAATTTAAAACATTTGGATTTGCGATTGGCTATGATGAATACAAATAAACTTCTTTTTGATAATCCAAATTTTTATAATTATTTTGGTTCAATTTCTTTTACAATTCATTCAAATATAATTATAAGTTCTAATCAAATATTTGATTATTCTAAGGATTTTCAATATTTGCGTTATGATATTAATCAAGGATTAATTAATAAAGATACTACTGTAAGTTTTAATGTCCTTCCAAAAGTTCAATATCCTTATTCATTCGTTAATAATAATTATCAGTTTAATTTAAGTTTTTATAATAATGATGTGAAACTCACTAATTTTATCTATTCTAATTTAGATTTTAATGTTTTTTCTAAAATTAATAATTATATTAGTAGTGATGATTTAATTGAAACCAATAATATTCGTCTTGAATATTATATAAGCTCTAATATAACTAATAAAGATCTTATTATTAATGATGTTTGTGAGATTTATTTCAAAGATTTCTTAATTAGCAAAAATAATTATGATATTAATAATTTTGGAATAACTCAAGGTAAAGATTTGCGTGTTGAAGGTATTAATAATATAGCAATTGGTTCCAATTTTTCAATTATTGGCAATAATTCAATAGTTATCGGAGCTGATAATAGCAAAAGTCCAATATATGAATCTATAATTATTGGTAAAAATAACTGCAGTAATACGAATATCAACAAAGCAATTATTATTGGTAATAATAATACCAGTGAAATTATTAATTCAAATCAAATAATTATTGGTAATAATATTAATAATAAATATTTATTAAATATTGGTAATGTTTTATGTAGAGACACTAATGCCATTTATTTGGGTTTATCAGCACAACCTGTAGTTATTGGCTATGATTCTAATGATATTATTGATTTTTCTGATAATAGTTCGCTTTATATCAAAGGTGGTATATCAACAAATAATATAACAATTAAAAATAATGATAAAACCTTGACATTTAAAGCAAGTGATTATATTACTAATGATATTTCTTATGTTTTCCCTGAAATTCCAACTGTTATTTCACGATTAATGATGACAACTGATAAACAAGGAAATCTTAATTGGATTGAAACAGATGTTTTTAATACTAATAATAATTTAAATGTTTTAAATATTACAGCAAGTAATATAGTAGCATCTGGTTTTATATCAGGAGATGGTAGTCGTATAACAAATATAAATATTAGTGATAAAACGACTGATAACTTACGTGAAGGAAGAATAAATCTTTATTTTACGAATGAAAGAGCTTCAAATGTAATCAGAAAAATAATTACAGAAATTAATACAGATTTTATCAGTGAAGGAAGTAATAATTTATATTATACTCGCGAAAGAGATAAAAATGCTTTTTTTGAAAATCTTTCAAATATAACTACTAATAATATTAAAGAAGGTTCTAGTAATTTATATTTTAATAATAATTATTTATCAAATGCAATTATTAATAATTTCTCTAAACTTACCACTGATAATCTTAAAGAAGGTTCTAATAATTTATATTTAACAAATGCGAATTTAACAAAACTTTTAAATCAAAAAACAACTGATAACTTTAATGAAGGTTCTTTTAATCTTTTTTATACAGCTAGACGAGCAATTACAAATATTGATTTATATTTAGCAACTGTAACCACTGATAATCTTAAAGAAGGTTCTAATAATTTATATTATAATAATTCACGAATTAATAGTAATATATCAGTTTTATTAAATAATAGAACTACTGATAATCTTAAAGAAGGTTCTAGTAATCTTTATTTTACTTCAAATAAAGCAAAACCAATTATTCTCGATATTATTAGAAATAATACAACTACTGATGAAATTAAAGAAGGAACTAATAATCTTTATCTAACACCTTCACGATTTAATAATTTCATTAAATCAAAAACAACTGATGATATTATAGAAGGAAGTAAAAATCTTTATTTAACAAATTCGCGTGTTTTATCTATCTTAAGTAATATAACTACAGATTTTATTCCACAAGGCAGAGAAAATTATTATTATACTGAAACTTTAGCTAATACTTATTTTAATAAAAGTATTAGCTTAATTACAACTGATTCTATTCGTGAAGGAAGTAATAATAGATATATAACAAATGATATTTATAATTCTGATTTGACTGTTAATGCAACTATTACAGCTTCAAATGTAATTATTAAAAATAGAAATTTAATTGATATTTATAATGAAAGTGTTAGTAATCTTCAATCAAATTATGCTAAGAATTATACTAATTATACAGTTGCTAATGATATAATTCTTAGTAATAAGTTAAATCAATCAATTCATTTAAATTTAAATATTCATTCAAATCAAAGTGTATCATTTCCTCAAGGTGCTTGTCCTTTTATTGTTGTTGGTTGTAATGTTGGAATTAATATATTAAACCCTAATTATAATTTACACGTAAATGGTTATGCATTTGCTAATAATTATTTTGGTGATGGTTATAATATAACTAATATTAATTTAAATAATATAACTAATTTATCTACTGATGTAATACCAATTGGAAGTTCTAATAAATTCATTGTTAATAATATTTATAATAATAATTTAACGGTAAGTGGAAATCTGATTTATAATAATTCAATTGTCAAAGGTCATGTGTTACCTGCAGATGATAATACTTATTCAATAGGTGATGATAATATTTATTTTAAAAATTTATCGGCAAAACAAATAACAATTGGTTCAAGTTTTATAAATGAAAATAGTAATTTAAAAATAAAATTTGGAAATAATAAACTTAATTTTTCTATTAATAATGAATCTTCTAATATATCAAATATAATTGATTATAATTATATTTATAACGTTCCACCTTTTAAATTAGGTGATGATATATCACTTTCTAATTTAAATATTAATGTAACTTCTAATAATCCCTTAGTTATCAATAGTAATAATTCAAATTTATTTATTATAACAACTGAAGGTAATGTTGGTATAAATTCATCACTTCCAAAATTTAAATTAGATGTAATTGGTGAAATTAATTGTTCAAATATTTATGTTAAAGATGTTAATTTATTTGATTTTTTTAATTATAAAATTGATTTTAACTCTAATTTATTTACAAGTAATTTAAATGATTCTAATAGCAATCTTAATTATAATCTTAATTATAAGATTGATTACAATTCTAATTTATTTACAAGTAATTTAAATAATTCTAATACAAATCTTTTAAATAAGATTAATGCTAATTCTAATTTATTTACAAGTAATTTAAATGATTCTAATGCAAATCTTTTAAATAAGATTGATACTAATTCTAATTTATTTACAAGTAATTTAAATGATTCTAATACAAATCTTTTAAATAAGATTAATGCTAATTCTAATTTATTCGCAAGTAATTTAAATGATTCTAATACAAATCTTTTAAATAAGATTAATGCTAATTCTAATTTATTTACAAGTAATTTAAATGATTCTAATACAAATCTTTTAAATAAAATTGATGCTAATTCTAATTTATTTACAAGTAATTTAAAT